CCCAGGAGAGGGTTAAGCAGTCGCAGACCCAGGAAGAATCCGAGGCTGCGGAAGCGTTAAAGCGGTATACGAAAAGAGCCGCCCAGATAGCGGCAGATCATTCTGATTTTGCGCAGACCGTTACCCAGGATATTTACGGGGAAGAATTAACGGGCGAGCTGCTGGAAAGAGAGAAAGGAGCCGATATTGCGTATTACTTAGGCAAAAATCCAGCTATAGCCGTAGGGCTTAGCAAAATGCCTTACGACCAGATGGTCGAGGCAGTGGATGAACTTGAAAAACAGTTTAAAACAGAATCTAAAAAATTTTCTAACGCTCCTAATCCTTTAAACCCGGTGGACGATTCAAAAGGAAACCGCGATGAATCCAAATTATCGGACGATGAATGGTGGAAAAGAGATCAGAAAAGGAGGTTAGAAGCATTAAAAACGAGGTAATAAATGGCTAGTACTTATTTAACTCCGGAAGAAATAACCCGGACAGCGCTGGCGGAACTTCATAATGAATTGATGTTTATTAAAAGCATAGACAGGCAATATGATAATAGTTTTGCTAAATCAGGCGCAAAAATAGGCGATACCTTGAGAATCCGTGAACCCAACCAGTTTACCGTAAGAGACGGCATGGTGATGGATGTTCAGGATGTAACCGAAACCAAGCAGGATTTGGTTATATCCACGGTAAGAGGCATCGACCTTGATTGCAGTTCTCTGGAATTGACTTTGGATATTGATAATTTCAACCAGAGAATCATTAAACCGGCAATGCTCAGGCTTGCCGCGGATGTGGAAAAAACCGTAATAGACGGCGTGTATCCTTATGTGCCTAAGTTTGAAAATACCGCATTCGGAACCAAGCCGGTGCTTGCGGACGTGCTGGCGGCCAGGGCTTTACTGGCGCAGGGTCACGCTCCGAGAACCGAAAAATATTTGATGACCGATTCGCTGGCGTCAAATTCGATCATAACGGACAGTAAATCGCTGTATAATCCTTCTTCGGAAGTATCCAAACAGTATCTTGACGGCATTGTCGGCAGGGTAGGCGGATTCAATCACATGGAATCAGAACTTACTCCGGTTCACACAAACGGTTCGCGCGACGATACGACTCCGGTAATAGATATTTCCACTATCGCTAATGGCGATACTGCGTTGGTTACTACGGGAGCGGACGGAACCTATAAAGCAGGCGATGTTTTCACGATAGCGGATGTCTATGAAGTAGACCCCGAAACCAAAACTTCAACGGGGGAATTGAAGCAGTTTTCAATGGCCGAAGATCATACAAACGACGCTACGGACACGCTTAATATTACGTGGCCGATCTATATATCCGGTCCGAAACAGAATGCTTACGCTGCTGCGTGGACGGGTTCCAAGGCTATTGTAAACGTAGCCGCGGGCGGTTCGGGAACGGCTTCAACGGCATACCGGAATTCGCTGGCATACCACAAGAACGCTTTTACTTTCGTATCAGCCGATCTTGAAATGCCTAAAGGCGAAGATTTCGCGTATAGAATGGTTCAGGAGGGCATTTCGATGTCGCTCGTGGGATCGTTTAACATCGTAAACAGAACATTCCCGCTTCGTATTGACGTATTGTTCGGTTATAAATGCGTCATTCCTCAGTGGGCGTGCAGAATTTGTTCATAGGAGGGCATTATGGCTGTAGAAGTTTTAGGCAATGGCAATGATGACGGCACTAATTTCGGAAGAAGCACGGATAAAATCGGTTTCTACGGATTAACAACTCCGATCGTCAAACCTACAATTACGTTTGCGGCCACTTCGGGAACTACGGTTGCGGCTTCGGTCGCCGCCGATCTCGATGCGGCAATGACCGGATTGCAGGCTTTAGGCCTGTTCACTTTCACGAGGGGGACATAATAAACGGGGGCTTTGCCCCCTTTATTAAATTATGGAAAAAATATTTATAGCGGTGCCTGCGGCGGATGATAAGATATTTAATATCTGCGTTGATTCGCTGTTCAAGAATATTAATTTTCTCAGGGAAAAAGGATACGATACTGTTTTATATCTTCACCCAGCCAATATCTATATAGAAAAAGCCAGGAATATATGCGTGAAAAAATTTCTTGAATCGGATTGTACCGACCTGGTTTTCGTGGATTCAGACCTGGGATTTGATGAAGACACGATATGGAAATTGTTTCGGTATGACAAGCAGATCGTAGGCGGAGCATATCCTTACAAGAGGGACGAACTTAATTTTCCTGCGGTTGTGGATTTCAGCCACGGCAACAACTGCAAGGAAGAATCTACCGGGCTGGTTTATGCGGATATACTTCCAACGGGATTATTGAGAATAAAAAAGGAAGTTTTTGACGCGATGATAGTCAACCAGGTTTATCCGGTGATTAAAGATGTGGAGGGTATTTATACATTTTTTCAGACGGGGATACTTTTTAAGGATGATCTGAATTATTACGGCGAAGACGTGGCTTTCAGCAAGGCATGGAAACAGGTGAAGGGAGAAATATTCATAGTTCCGGATATTAATTTTGTGCATGTCGGATTGAAAAGATTCCAGGGTAATTATCATGAATGGCTGTTAAAGCGGAAGATAGAAGACCTTGATAAATGCAGCGGAATAAGGGGATGGATGACGGAAACCGAACTCGCCGCCCTGAGAGAATTCGCTTCATTATCCGACAGCGTGGTTGAAATAGGAAGCTGGAAAGGAAGAAGTACTAAGGAACTCCTTGAGAATTGCAGGGGAACGGTTTACGCAGTGGATACGTGGAAAGGATCATCCGGAGATATAAGCGGAGTAATGACCGAATGCCAGGATGTTCACGGAGAATTCGTTAAAAACGTGGGGCATTATCCGAATTTAAAAATTATTAAAAATAACTCACTAGATGCAGCGAAAGAATTCAATGGCAGGAAAGTCGACATGGTTTTCATAGACGCCGATCACAGTTACGAGGCGGTAAAAACGGATATAGAAGCATGGCTTCCGAAGTGTAAAAAGATAATGTGCGGCCATGATTATCAGCTTAATTGCCCTGGAGTGATCAAGGCTGTAAATGAAAAATTTGACGTAAAATACAAAGCAGATTCGCTTTGGTGGGTGGAATTATAATGTCAGACATTAATACAATCATAGAATCGGCGTTAAGAAAACTCGGCATACGGGAAATAAGCCAGGCCAGGTGGGATGACGCCCTCGAAGCCGTGAACCAACTTCAGTATTCGTGGGGGGATAATCTTCATAATGCTCCCACTCAGGAATATTTTACCCTTACCGCGGGAACTGCTTCCTATACGATAGGATCGGGAGGGGATTTCGACACCGTAAGGCCGGTTAAATTGATCTCGGCTTTTATAAGGGATTCTTCGGGAAATGATCATGAAGTTGATTTCATGCCCCTTGACGAGTATGACCTGATCTGTGACAAGGATGCCTCCGGAAGACCTACGAGGCTTTATTATCATCCCTCGAACACGCTGGGGATTATATACTTCGACAAAGCCCCTGATTCGGCGGAAACGTTTTATTTGACTTCGCTCAAACCGATAACGGCTTATACTTTGACGAGCGAGACTTTCACAATGCCGATCGAGTATGAACTTGCATTCATTTACAACTTGACGATCATATTGGCGGACGAATACAATATGCTTCCTTCGCAGAATATAGTCAACATGGCGAATATTCTACTGACGCAGATAGCTGAAAGAAACAGCGACCCCATTCCGCTGGCGCAGTTTGATATGGCTTTGGTGAGGTAAAATGTACCAGGGAAACGCTTACAAAATACCGCAGGATTTCGGATTATACGCCAATGAGAACTACGACAAAGTCCCCATCGGATGTATGGTTGACTGTGTTAATATCAATCATAATAACGGCGGACGCCAGCCTAGGGGCGGATGCGATATTTTAAACGAAACTCCGATAACTTCGTCTCCCTCGATAACAGGGATATACCAGTTTATTCTGGAATCCGGGACTTCAAAGATAGTCTGCGGGTGCAATAACGGAAAAATATACAGCGATTATACCACTGAAATAGCCACAGGGCTGGGAACGGATAAAAAATACAGGTTCGAGTCTTTTTACAATAACCTTTATATCTGCAACGGCTATAACATGCCAATAATATGGAATGGAAGTGCAACTTTGGCAGTTCCGTTTTTAACGCCCGCTCAATATGCCGCCTGCACTGCGGCATTAGCGGGTGCGGGTGCGGGAAATGTTGATAATGGAAATCATTATTATAAGGTTGCATTTGTAATAAGCGGGACAGAATATAATGGCAATATTGCATCCGATGTTCTGGACGTAACCGATAAAGCTACGGATGGGCAGGTTTCATTGACTGCTATTCCTCTAGGGCCTACCGGAACGACTGCAAGAAAAATATACCGGACTAAAGCCGATGGAAATATTTATTATTTACTGACAACTATTAGCGATAATACTACGGCTATCTATACCGATAATACAGCGGATTCCAGTTTGACCACGGAAATACCGGCAGCAAATATAGGATGGGCTGCCGCGGACTGGTCGGGAACCGATTTTCCATCAATAATAGTTAAACATGGCGCAAGATCCAGGAAAAGCCTATGGGTAACCGGGGTGGCGTCACATCCAAACCGGGTATATGTTTCAGATAGCGAAACAGCCGATTTTTCATCAGCTAATATAATTACCATAGATATACTGGATATTATCATTACGGGAATGATCGAGTTCGGCGGCAGGATGATAGTATTCAGCCGGGACAAAACCTACATCATAAACGACATTTCCCTTGACGTGGCCGAATGGGGATATGAATCGGCGATATGGACAGGAGGGGCTGCAAGCCAGGAATTGATCATTAAAACGCCTACCGATATAGTGGTGATGAGCGAAACCGGTGAAGTTTTTTCGGTGACAGCTTCGGAACAATATGGGGATTATCAGATAGCCTCATTAACGAGACCGGCGTATCTTCATAAGTGGATCGAAAGATATGTAGACCTTACGCTGATACCTCAGTTTC